TATCATAGCGTCAACTAATTCTGGAAATGCTGTAAATTGGGGGGCGGGATCAAAGAATATCTTTGTTTCAGAACCCGCCTCCAAAGCTTTCATTGCGGGCAGCGATGGTAATTTTAGAGTTCCAGATAATATAAAGTTGTTGATCGGAAATAGCGGTGATCTTCAAATTTATCACGATGGCAGTAAGTCTGTTGTAAGTGATGAAGGCACTGGAAATTTGCAACTCCAAGGCTCTACTTCTGTCAAGATTATGAACCCAAATGGGATCAATCTTGCGGTAGCAAATAGCGGGGGTTCTGTTGATTTATATTTTGATGGAACAAAGAGATTTGAAACTACGAATGTAGGTGTTTCTGTAACGGGCAATATCGCAGCAAGCGGAACCATTGATGGGCGTGACGTTGCAGCGGATGGTACGAAGCTAGACACGATAGAAACAAATGCGGATGTAACGGATGCGGCAAACGTAAAGACCGCACTCACGGCCTTCTCTACGGGCACTGACGCATCATCTACGGATCTTATACCAATCTATGACGTAAGCGCGAGCGCATGGGAAAAGCAAACCGTTGCGAATGTTGCGCTTCAAGGCCCGACAGGATCAACTGGTCCGACAGGGCCGCAGGGTTCTAAGGGGCAAAAGGGCGAAGTCGGGGTAACTGGTTCCAACGGAGCCAAGGGCCAGAAGGGTGAGGTCGGCGCGACAGGCGGCACAGGACCGACAGGCCCAACTGGCGCGAAAGGCCAAAAAGGGGAAATCGGAAATACTGGCCCCACAGGTGGAACTGGTCCTACTGGATCGACAGGAGCCAAGGGGCAAAAAGGCGAAGTCGGAGCCACAGGCCCATCAGGCTCAAATGGGTCAAACGGCGCTAAAGGTCAGAAGGGTGAGGTAGGAAACACAGGACCAACGGGCGGCACGGGGCCAACAGGACCAAACGGGCAGAAGGGTCAGAAGGGGCAGACTGGGGCCACAGGACCAACTGGTCCGACAGGATCAACTGGTGGCACAGGAAGCACTGGCGCTAAGGGTCAAAAAGGCGAGGTTGGAAACACAGGATCGCAGGGCCAAAAAGGTCAAAAAGGCCAAACGGGAAGCACTGGCCCAACAGGCCCAACAGGCCCAACGGGGGCCAAAGGACAAAAAGGCGAGGTTGGCAACACAGGACCGACAGGGGCTACAGGCCCAACTGGCGCTAAAGGACAAAAGGGCCAGACTGGCAACACAGGTCCAACAGGTGGCACAGGTCCAACGGGTGCCAAGGGTCAGAAGGGCGAGGTCGGTAATACTGGTGGAACAGGAGGCACAGGGCCTACTGGAGCAAAAGGTCAAAAAGGGCAGAAGGGCCAAACAGGATCTACTGGTCCGACAGGGCCGACAGGTGGAGGCGGCTCAACGGGAGCTAAAGGACAAAAAGGGCAAAAAGGACAAACAGGATCAGGCGGGTCAACAGGCCCAACTGGGCCGACAGGACCAACAGGCCCATCAGGCCCATCAGGATCATTTAGTGGCAATTTTAACGGCGTAATCACCCAATCTAGTGGTCAGCCTTTCTGGCAAAATCAGAAGAATGTTACTACAAGCTATACAATTACAAATAACTATAACGCTATGAGTGCTGGCCCTATTACTATTAATAGCGGTGTTACGGTTACGGTTGGCACTGGCGAAAGCTGGACTATCGTATGATGGCAAATATTTACATTTCATCAGATTTTGGGCTTCAATGGAATAATATTTCGATCACACCAGATGAGCTTGCAGAGGAAATCTCAGGTATAAGTGTTGTAGATGAAAAGTTGGTTTTTGATATGGTAAGAATATTCAACATTATTGATAATGAATATATCATGGATACTGACGGTTCTGAGCATAAGATCAAGGATATTGCGTCAAGAGTGTTTAGAAAAGCGAGGGATCGAACATGGAACACACAAAATACCGTGTAATATTTGATGATCCAGACCGCCTTGAAGAACCGACTAAGGTTTTGGTCCCCGCTCAACAATGGTTAGACCAAGCTATGGCGGGCGAGTTGCCGCCTATCTGGGTATATTGGCAGCTTCAAGACGATGAACAAAGGGCTATAGATGAGGGTCGACACGAAGATTTTGAGCATGACCCTGAGAAACACGCGCTACAATGGACTGCCCCTCGCATTGGGCCTCTTACGGAAGAAGAAGCTATGGAATTTTTGTGCATGAAAGATTTGCCTCGCAGGTGCTGGGCAGAAGAACACAACCGCCCAATGTTTAAGATTGTAAGGACGGAGCAAGTGCCAAATGATAGGCAGTTTCGCAATGCTTGGGAGATGACCTTATGAGTACAGTTAAAGCAAATTCTTTTGCAAATACCTCTGGTGTTCCATACTATCCAGCCGCGTGTATGGTAACTTTAAACGGCACAGGTACAATCTCAATTACTGGATCAGATGGAATATCTAGCATTACAGATAACTCCACGGGCGAATACTATGTAGATTTTTCAAATGCTTTTGGAAACACAAACTATCATATGACTGCTTCCGCAAGAGATAATGCTTCAGTAGGCAGCAGTAGGCCAAAAGTTTTTGCACTGCGGGGTTATACTGATAGCACCTTTTCAACAACTAGAGAAATGATTGCGTTGGGCCAATCTAATACAGCAGAAGAAATCGACAGCACCAAGGTTACAGGTGTTTGGTTAAAAGATTTCTAAGGGGATTTAAAATGACAACTTTTATTAAAATAGGCGCAACAGAATATAGGGCAGATGACTACGCTACTCTATCGGAGCGCACGTTTCGTAAAGGTTGGGAAGCAAATACTGAAACAAAAGTAATCTCTGTTAATATGACAAAAGCAAAGGAGATTTGGAGAAATAAAATACGCAAAGCAAGAGTTCAGCCTTTAGCAGAACTTGATGCGGCTTTTATGAAGGCTTTGGAAACAGGCGCAGATACGTCAAGTATTGTATCGCAAAAACAAGCTTTGCGTGATGCTCCTGCTTTAGAAAGCATTAATAACGCTACGAACACTAGCGAATTAATTTCTATTCAGCCAATTCCAAATGTTACGGTAGAATAAATGCCTGATGCCCTAATAAAGATTAACGGAAGTTATGACGGAAACACTCAAACCCAAGCGGGTTGGGATCAACAATTTGAGAACTTCGCTGAGACAACGGCAACAACGCTTACTTTTTTGGGTGGCGTAACTTTTGATAACAGCGGATCATCACTATTTGTTAATGTAGGCGAAAGCACGATAACGGGCGAACAAGCTTTTTCTTCCACACAATATTTAAATTCAAAAGGTCTTACTGGAAGTCAAGGCTTTACGGTGGGCGCTAGTAATACTAAAGATATGGGCGCCGTTGTTAATTATAGTGTGCCCGCAGGTGGCAACCCTACTGGCGGCGCTCTTACCCTTCTTGGTACTTCCTACAAATGGAGCGACTGGGGCGGTGATATTTTTGACAATTGGGGCTATTTTTATGTTTATCACAATAGCGTTGGCGTTCCTATCAATATGTTTGGTGGGATAAACGGCAGTGATGGTTCCATTAATACCTCAACTCAAACTTTCAACGGTCTTAGCACAACGGTTAAGCAGGGTTATGTAGCTACAGGACTATTTAAAATTGAAGTATCTAGCACATCCACCAGTGGGTTTAGAATTGGCAACGAAGGTGGTATGGGGTCTGATAGTAATTCTTCTCTTTCTTTATTATCTCACAGTGCGTCTTGGGGAACGCTTAACTACATTAAGTCCGCGCAAACGGGAAGTTCAACAGAAATTTTTTATGTTTATTACATCCCTAAATTAAAATCTGACAATGATGCTGGCAGGAAGTTTAATTATGGCTATCACGATAACAGGGATAGACTTTATACTTATACAAATGCTGACTTACTTCATGGCGGAACTTATTACTTCTCAAAGACCAATGACGTAAAGTTATGGGTTGCAAATGATATTGAAATATCAACAAGTCAAACGTAAGGGCAGATCATGGCCGATTTAGTTTTGGGCGGTACAACAAGCACCTATAACGGAACAAGTCTAACACCAAGCGGCATTTCTACAGCTGTAGGCTCTGATTTTATTGAGAGTTCATCAGGTCTGCTGCTTAAGAACGGAATTAAATGGGATAATCGTTCTGATTTAGTAGCTAGGCTTGGGGATACGGGCGAAACCGTAAGCGGTAATGATATTTTCACTGCGGCGTCTGGCGGGACTGTTACAACATCTGGTTCATATACTATACACACATTTACCTCATCTGGAACATTTACTATTATAGCAAGCAGCTTAACCGTTGAATACCTTGTTGTAGCCGCTGGTGCTGGCGGTGGCGGTGGGGGCGGTGGTGGTGGCGCTGGTGGTATGCGTACTGGAACTTTATCATCTCTAAGCTCTGGTAATTATACAGTTACTATTGGCGCAGGAGGCGCTGGTAATTTCGCTGGTAGCGGATCGGGTAGCTTCCAAGGTGGTGCGGGCGGTAACTCAGTGTTTGGAAGTATTACTTCAACGGGCGGCGGCGGCGGCGGGGGTTATTATGTAAACGCTGCAAACGGGGGTTCTGGCGGTGGCGCTGGAGCCAATAGTTCATATCCAACAAGAGGGACGGGAATATCAGGCCAAGGTAATGCTGGGGGTTTTGGTGGCCCCGACACAAGTTATTATACTGGCGGCGGCGGTGGCGGTAAAGGGGGCGTTGGCGCGAATGGGCTGCAATATGTTCACGCGAATGGTGGTATTGGTGGAGCTTCAAGCATAAGTGGAACAAGCACATACTATGCTGGTGGCGGCGGCGGTGGTGGCTACGCAAATGGCTCCACTAGCGGTGGCGCTGGCGGCGGCGGCAATAGCGGCACAGCAAATTCTCAAGCTGATAGGAATGGTGATGTAAACACTGGCGGCGGCGGTGCGGGTGGAATGTCTACAAGCACTGCAACATCTAATGTTAAAGCGGGCGGCGCTGGTGGCTCTGGAATTGTAATAGTTAGGTATTCATAAAGGAAGAACCTTCATGGCTCACTATGCTCTAATTGAAGATAATATAGTGTTAAATGTGATAAAGGCAGAAAGTGACTTCATATCTAGCCTTGAGGGTGAATGGGTGCAAACAAGCTACAACACCTATGCGGGGGTGCATCTACAAGGCGGTGTTCCTTTAAGGGCAAATTATGCCTCTGTAGGGTATACATATAATAGAGAGTTAGATGTGTTTTATGCGCCTCAACCTTTTCCATCTTGGTCGTTAAACGCAACATCCTTTATATGGGAGCCTCCAATTCAAGAGCCAGATGACGGAAACTTATATACTTGGTCAGAAGATGCTTATGTAGAGGGCGAAAATTCTGGGTGGGTACTTGAATAGAAAATAAGCGCAAAGGTGGATTATGCGGCAAAATTGGCAAATGTGGTCTGGCGGGTTGTCCGCTACAGACTTATCAACGATATTTACAGAGGCTTCTAAGCTCAACACGCAAGCGGCCACAACTTTCAACAATGCGGATACAAGCGTAAGATCAAGTGATGTTGCTTGGTTAAGCGGCAACATTGCAGTTCAAGATATTCTCTGGAGATATGTTAAAGCGGCAAACGAAAACGCCTTTCATTTCCAAGTAGAGAATATATGCGACATTCAATTTACAGAATATCACGCCAACAAGGGCGGTCATTACGATTGGCACATAGATGTAAACTGGGATGGCAACGAGGCGCGAGATAGAAAGTTAAGCGTTACGGTTCAGCTTTCAGACACAAGTGAATATGAGGGCGGCGGCTTTGAGTTCGCGGAATGCCAAACGCCAGATGCTTCATCCCGCCTTAAGGGAACGGTTCTAGTTTTCCCAAGCTATTTGCAGCATAGAGTTTTGCCAATAATAAGCGGCACAAGGAAAAGCCTTGTTGCGTGGTTTGAAGGTCCAAGGTGGCGATAGTCTACCAAATTTCCCTACATGGCGATGCTTTCGACGCAAGGGGGAAAGATTGGGCGCAAATAATAGCAGAGAGCGATTGTAAGCCCGATAGAGCGTGGGTTGATCCACTTCTAGGGCGAGGGTTGCTTAAAACGGAGTTTGGTTGCTCAGTGAGCCATTTTCGAGTGTGGCAAAAGATTGCCGCTTCTGGTGTTGCGGGTATCGTGCTTGAAGAAGATGCGGTTTTTTCTTCTTTTGATGTTGCGGAGATTGACGGACTTTTAAAATCTCATAGCAGCGTTTGGCTAGGCCATAGAGAGAATAGCCTTGGCTATTGGTACAATGCTCACGCTTACGCGATAACGCCAAAGACCGCCGCCATGCTATGCGAGGGGTTCGCGGAAAGTATTATCCCCGCCGATGAATGGTTGCCCTTAAAGCTAAAAAATTCTTTTAACTATTTTTACAAGCCAGAACTTGTTAAACAAATACCACGGTCAGTGAGGCCAAGCGAAATTGAAGGTGGATCAATGCAAACTCATATTATTACTGTTGGAACGGATGAAAATAAAATGTGGGGTCTTGAGCAGTCAGCCAAGCGCCACGGCATAACGTATTAAATTTAGGACGCGGCGTCAAATGGGATGGCGGCACAATGGTAGGACAAGGCGGGGGTCACAAGATCAACCTTGTTCGTAGCCATATCCAAACCTTACCTGATGAGGATATTGTTCTTTTCGTTGATGGGTATGATGTTTTATTTACAGATAACATTCATGCGATCAAAGAGCGTTTTGATGGGTTTGATTGCGATATTTTATTTGCAGCGGAGAAATCGTGCTGGCCCGAGCCGACAATAGCGCCGCAGTTCCCGATGACACCAACGCCATACAAATACCTAAATAGCGGTGTTTATATGGGTAAGGTAGCGCGGCTCAATCACTTCTTTAGCGAGGTGGTAGCAAATGACCAAGACGATCAGCTATGGATACAGAAGCGGTTTCTTGGGGCTAATGGCTTAAACGTAAAGCTAGACCATGAGGGTTATATCTTTCAGTGCGATGATGAGGTTAGCTATGACGGTAAGCAAATATCTAACGGCATGTGTTGCCCCTGCATATATCATGGGAACGGCGGCGATGATGCAAAGGCTAGGTTTAATTCGTTAGCGGATAAGTTTGGATACATTCAAAACGCTATTGAAAGCCCACCAGTTAATTCTTTGAGTTATGATGAGGTCGCAAAAGACATTCTTGTCGTTCCG